GAGAGGAGCCAGAGTGAATGTCACAAGTAATTAAGGAAGTAAAACCGTTAGTAATACTATATTCCAGTAAAGAGAAAAGATACATAGTTTATAATACCAATAAAGAATGGAAGTGTGGTCATACTCATATAGGAACATTAAAACAAGCAGAATACTTATGTGATTGTATTAGAAAAAGCAAGGTCCCACACAATGTTAATAAGTATTTTATTATTAGCTTACTGCGATTAAGTCACGATAAAGGATATTCAGACAAATTGAAGACAAAACTCAACAGCTTTAATGGCTCAAAAGGGTATAGAAATACCCCATCAAATATAAGGAAATAAAGTGAAATTAAGATTTAGTTAATTAAATAAAGACAGGTGTCAAAAATCCCCTAGGAAAACACTTTTGTCGGTTTATTTAATAAAGTAAAATCAAAATATACTTTAAAGGAGGTAAAAATGACAGCAAAGAAAAGTAACTGGAATAGTATATGCACTGTAAATGGAATAAAAATGTCAGTAGCACAAAGAAATAAAATCATAAAGAATAAGTATATTTATGAAGATGTAAGTTTACAAGATTTAGCAAAGGAATTCAATATTAGTTATCAAACTATAAGATGTCTATCTAGTAAAGAAAAATGGAAAGATGAAAAAGATAGGATTGTAGCTGCTTTAAAAGACGATATAGATAAGCAGACCTATGATGTATATCTAGAGGCAGGAGTAGATATTAACATGCAATATCATGCTTTATGGCAAGGATTATACAATAAAGCAGTTCATATGCTCAATACTGGAGAAGGGCTTATGAATGGCAAAACAGGAAAGCTAGATGTATATAGACTTAATCAATTAGCTGACGTGATAAGTAAAGCACAACAAGGTCAACAATTTACATCGGGCCTATTAAGTAAGGAAGTTCAAATGGAACTTGACATAAAAACTCAAAAACTAGAAATTGATAAAGGTAAATATGAGTTACAAAGAAAACTATTAGGAGAAGATGATAACTTAACAGTAGATACAACAGGCTTAATGAAAGCATTAGGCATGGCAGTTGTTAATTCAGGAATAGGTGAGGAATAATGCCAAAATTAAAGGATAGAATAGTACCATTTGACTTTGTACCTTTTAGTCAAAAACAAAGTATCGTAATGAGTTGGTGGACACCAGGAAGTAGATATAAAGATTTTGATGCTATTATATGTGATGGAGCTGTAAGAAGTGGAAAGACAGTATCTGAAGCACTATCATTTGTACTTTGGAGTATGAATACATTTGACGGAAAAAACTTTGCACTATGTGGGAAAACAGTCGGAGGCCTTAGACGTAATGTAATTGGTCCTTTAAAACAGATGCTAAAATCAACAGGATATATTATAGAAGATGCAAGAAATGAAGGCTGTATATGTATAGGAGCTACAGATTCAGTAACAAAGAAAAAGACAACTAACTACTATTATATATTCGGTGGTAAAGATGAGAGTTCACAAGATTTAATACAAGGGATAACATTAGCAGGAGTATTCTTTGATGAAGTTGCATTGATGCCACAATCATTCGTTAATCAAGCAACAGCTAGATGTTCTGTTCAAGGTGCTAAGTTTTGGTTTAGTTGCAACCCTAACTCTCCATTTCACTGGTTTAAAAAAGAGTGGATAAATAAAGTCACAGAGAAAAAAGTACTATACTTACATTTCACAATGGATGATAATCCGTCATTAAGTGAAGAAGTAAAGAACAGATATAAAGCATTATACACTGGAGTATTCTACAAACGATATATATTAGGCTTATGGGTAGCTGCAGATGGAATAGTATATCCAATGTTTAACCCAGACATACATGCAGTCACAGTAAAAAGAAACTGGACTAGAATATTCGTAGCAGGAGATTTTGGTATTCAAAATGCTACTACATTTGGAATATTTGGATATTATGCTCCAGAGCGTAGATACCATCAACTAGCAAGTTATTATCATAGTGGTAGAGATGAAGGACAAAAGACTACGAAAGAATATGCAGATGATTTAAAACAATTTCTAGCAGATAATTTAGTAATACCAGAATACATTACACTTGACCCTTCAGCTGCTCCAATGATGGTGGAATTAAGAAAAGACCCATACTTTGCTCGACATGGGATAGATATATTACCAGCAAAGAATAGAGTAGACTTAGGGATACAAGTTGTATCTTTTTTACTTAATGAAAGGAAATTTACACTTGACCCAAGCTGCACAAAAGACATTGAAGAGTTTACAACATACGCATGGGATAGTGACAAGCTGGATAAAGGCGTAGAAGAAGTTATAAAGATAGATGACCATGCAATGGATAAAATTAGATATGCAATTATGACAGATTCAATTATAAATGGGACATTAGATAGAGAGATAGCAATACTTGAAAAGGAAGGAGAATATTAAATTGAGTGATTATAGAGATTTTAAAAATAGTTTACTTGGACTATTTGCTAATGATTTAGAGTTTAGAAAAGAATTACCCGAAGTTCAAGATTATTATGAATTTTATGAAGGTAGAAAATGGACAGGAGAAGATGATTTAACTGATAGTACTGGTCAATTATGGGCAGTAAGTAATAGGGATTATACTCCAACTAGAGAAATACGAAACTTAACTAAAAAGTTACTGAAAAAACAAGGAAGATTCATGACATCAGTTCCACCTACTTTAGTATTAAGTAGTTATGACGATAATGCAAATAGAGATGCAATAGACACAAAGAGGGGGTGCATAGAGCATATCCTAAGAGATACAAAGTTTTGGAACAAATTCGGAAAAGCATTTATGGACTGTACAATAGGGAAAAGAGTATTACTTTGTATGCTTGCAGATGTAGATGCACAAGGAAAACCTCTAGGCACAGTGAAATTTAGATTTTATACTATGCCAGAGTTTATCTATGAGTATGATGAAAATGATATTGATGTATTGAAAAAAGTAGAAATCGCATATCAAGATAAATCCACAATAGGAAAAATACAACGTGACCAAAGATGGCATAAATGGACTTATGAAATGAGGGATGATGGATATTGTTGGGCTACTTATAAAATAGTAGATGGAGCAAATATAACAGCATTTACTACAATAACAAATAATGTAAGTGACAATGAAGACGATAACACAATAGAAGCCTTTGAATTGAGCACAGAATGGAATACAGGGTTACAAGAATTACCTTGCCGAGTTATACTCAATGACGGCTTAACTGGTGATATAAGAGGATATAGTGATGTAAAAGACTTAATGGATATGGCCACAACATATAACAGAACAATATCAGATTATAGAGATGCACTTAGATTTAAACTATTTGAGCAACCTGTATTTACTGATGTGAAATCAACCTGCTTAAAAGATATAAAAATAGCACCAAATACAATAATTGACTTGAAGTCTGACCCTACACTTGGAGATGGTACTGGAAGTAATTCAGTTGCAAAATTTGGAACATTAGGAAGTACATTTAGTTTCCAAAGTGCAGTAGATAGCTACTTAACACAACTAAAAAAGGATATGTACGAGTTAATGGAACAACCAATGCCAGAGGCAATTATTGATGTACCAAGTGCAAAAGCATTAAAGATGGTGTATTATGACCTTATAACAAGATGTGAGGAAAAATGGAGAACATGGGACGAAGTATTAATATGGGTTGTTCATATGCTTGAAGTATATCAAAGTTTTGGCCTATTTAAAGATGTGGTGGGAAGCGAGACATTGAGTATGGAAACAACAACATATTGGAGACATAATTATCCACTTCCAGATGATGATGAATCATTAAGAACTATAGGAATACAAGAAGTAGAAGCAAATGTACGCTCACATAAATCATATATTGAAGAATTTGGAAATAGTGAAGACGCAGAAGCTGAATTTAACCGTATTATGGAAGAACAAGAACAAATTCAAAATATGCAAAATATGATGATGGGTGGATTTGAACCTGCTGACAATACTCAACCGGATGATAATAATGATGACGATGCTAAACCAGATGATGATACTAACAAAAAAGATAAAAAATAGTATATAATACTTACTATTATTTTTAAGGAGGTATTAGATATGGGCAAAGCATCAGACGAATATGTTAACCATCAAATACATGTGGTATGTGATAATTGTGCTAATGCAATTAAAGTAAAGACTAACGAATTATTTTATGACAGTAAAACAAAATTAAGAGTAGAAGGATTTGAATGTCCTAAATGTGGTGCAATATATGTCACTTTAATTTCAGACAATAAATTACGCACACAAATTCATAAACTACAAGAAAAGCAAGCAGCACTTAGACAACAAGTGAAGAGACAAGGATATGATTATCAATTTTATGAAACTAATGATAGAAGTATCCCACAAGCTATTGTGAGAAGATGGCAAAAGAAAATTATGACACTGAAAAAAGAAATAGATATGATGATTGATAGAAATAAAAAATATGAGGCAGTTTTAAAAGAAAAATATTTAGAACAGGAGGGAGAGGTAAGAGATTATGTCTACTCAAAAGTCAAATGATTATTTAAATAGTATAGATAGAGCTGCTAGACGTATAGCACAGAATACAACAAAGACACAAGAACAATTAATTATGAGAGCATATAAACAATCATTTGATGATGCATTTTCAGACTATTTAAAGCAACTAGAGAAGGGTAAATCCCCTTCTCAACAGTATTTCATGAAATGCAAACTTGCATATATACAACAACTATATAATACAATGCAAAGTCAATCAATGATATGTAATGAAAAAATACCAAAACGAATATTAGACCAATATGCTCAAGTAATGAAAGACATCACAAATAATAAAGATGTTATAGATAGAATTAATAAGAATGTCGATGTAACATCACGAAATATTGTTGAACAAATGACTAAAGGTGAAATATATAAAGGTGGAATTGGACTTGATAGTAGACTTTGGAGTTCCACAAATGCAGCAGGACGTAAAATAGAAGATGCAGTCACAAGTTGTTTAGCTCGAGGTATTAGTCCAGCTGAAGCATCAAAAATTATTAGTCAATTTGCAAAATCAGGTCATCATACATGGGATAGTAAAAAGATACGAGAAAAATTAGGAAGTGGATATGCCAGTAAATATGGAAAAGGTGGACTTGACTATGAAGCATTAAGACTTATGAGAACAACCAATACCCATATGGCACAATTATCAGTTATGAATTCTGATAAAGTAAATCCATATAATCAATTTGTAAAATATCATACAGGTCATGCAGGAAGTAGAACTTGTTCAATGTGTAGAGATAGAGACGGAAAAATATTTCCAATACATGATGCACCTCTTGACCATCCAAATGGACTTTGTTGGCTGTCTCCTGTAATGAGTAAAGATGGCAAAACAGAATTATCTTTAGCAGATATGATTGATGATATTAATGATTATTATGATGGCAAACCTAATAGTGGAGTTATGGAAAAATGGCTTCAAGACAAAGGCAAAACTACTAAAATAAAACCAACTCAAAAACCACAAACCAGTAAAAAACAAGACCAGTCAAAACCAAAACCTACAATACCAAAAGGACATTTATATACAGACAAACAGAGAGAAGAAAAATACAAACAATTAGAAGAGAAATTAATAAACCAATTAAATCCAATGTTGGAACAAGAATTTCCACAGAGGGGACGTTCAGATAGAGCAAAAGAGAGACACTTAAAAGAAATAGCACAATACAGAACATCTACAGTATACGGCATTATAGATAATTTACAAAAGTATCCAAAACCTATTCAAGATTTATATTTGCATATGGCAAAAGAATTGAAAATGGAGTATACAGATAATGGTGCATTTTATAGACCATGGACTAAGAAAATATATTTTTCTGTAGAGAGAACTAACAACGATAAGAGAGGTGCATACGGTACTATATTCCATGAGTGGGGACATCTTATAGATAATCAATTGAGTAATAATGTTCTTACACAAGAGCGAAAAGATGAAATGCACAAAATACTTAAAAAAGATGTAGACGCTAGAATTGATTATAAAATGAAAGAAGCTGGAGTTAATAGACGTGAAGCAAGAAAACTTGTAAAGAGAGAGTTACAAGACGCACCGGACGCAATAGCCGGGGTTTCAGATATATATGGAGGACTTACAGGTAACCAGGTTATGGGACTTTGGGGGCATAAAAAGAGTTATTGGACTAGACAAGATACAAAAGCAGAAGTATGTTCAGAGGCTTGGGCAGATATACTCCAAAGTTATGGAGTAGACAAACAATATGAATATGTGTCTACCTATTTACCAGGAGGAAAAGCATTCGTAGAAAAAACTGTTGAGGAATTAATTGAAAAAATAAAAAGAGGTGAAATATAATGAAAAAAGAAACAAAACAAAAATTAGAGCAATATGAAGAAAACTTTGACGACATATTTCCATTAATGCAATACAGTTTTACAGAACAAGAAATAGTAAATATAATAAATAAATGTATTATAAATAATAAACCAGTAGAATATTATTATCCACTAGATGATGATGCTATATATTAGATTACCATAGCTAGGTACATAAGTATCTAGCTATTTTTATGTTAAGTTAACAAAATATTCATATTTCATATAATATAGTTAGTAGTAGACCTGGGCTACTGTAAAAATCCCTTGTATCGTTAAAGTTACCTTGCTCTTTTCAAAAGCATTGTATAAGGAGGTATTAAAATGAGTAAAGATATTAAAGATTTCTTGCAAGGAGTAGACAACGCAGATGCCGTTGCTAAAATTATATCTGATAACTTAAAAGATGCTAAATGTAAATTGTTTATAGATGATGGAGATAAGAATATCTATGTACCTAAATCTAGATTAGATGCAAAGATAAGCGAATTAAATACCGCAACTCAAACAATAACTACATTAAACGCATCAGTAAAGACTCTTGAAGCTCAAGTTAAAGACGACGATAAAGCTAAAGAGACTATAAAAGGTCTTCAAACTGACCTGGATAATTATAAGAAAGCATTAAAAGATAATCAAATAGATTCGGCACTTCAAATGTGTGCATTAGAACACAAGGCTCATGATGCTAAAGATTTAAAAGGATTTTTAGACATGGGCAAAATATCAATAAGTGAAACTGGTGAAGTCATAGGTATGAAAGAGCAAATAGAAAATTTGAAAAAAGAAAAAGCATATCTATTTGAAGCTAGTGAACCAGATAATAGTCATCAAAAACCAGCATCACCTTTCAATGGTACAGGCGTACCTGGAAAACAGGCAAACGGATTTGTATTCAATTCACAGACAGCACAACCTGGTGATTTCGGTAAAATGTTAGCACAACAAAATGGAGTGCCAAAAGCCCAAGAAGGAAAGGCAGTAGGACCTGAATACTTCTTTGGCGAAAATCAATAATTAATTAAGGAGGAATAAAAATGCCTAAATTACAACAAAGAAAATATTTAGCACCAGAACCACAATTTTTAGCATTTCCAGACCATTATGTAAATATACCTGGAAAAATAGAATTTGCAGAATTAACAAAATTATATGCAACAATGTCAAAAGCTGAAACACAAAAATTAGCAAATGTATATACTGACTCAACAAAAGTATTACCTAGAGGATTAGCTGTTCATATAGATGCAGACGGAAAAGTAACTGCACCAGTAACAGGTTCAGAAACAGTTACTGCAGTAAAACCTAATGCAGTATTATTCAATACTATAGAATTTGGAAAATATGATGAAGCTACAGATACCGAAATAAACGCAGCTATATTAGTACATGGATTTGTAAGAGCTGATAGATTATTCGGTTCTGAAAAAGCTAATTTAGATAATGCAATGGTATACGTAGTAAGTAAATAATAAGGAGGGAATTTTAAATGGCAGTAATAAAAAATTTATTCGATTATATAAATGCAACTGATATAGCTGCATATGTAACAGAAAAACCAGAAAATAAAATCCCTTATTTTGCTGAAACATTATTCCCAGCTCAAAGACAGCTAGGTACAGATATATCTTGGTTAAAAGGAGCTAATGGTTTACCAGTAGCAATACAACCATCTGAATACGATGTTAAAGCAAGATTAAGAGAAAAAGAAGGATTCGAAGGCGTAGCAACTGAAATGGCATTCTTCAGAGAAGCTACTAGAATCGGTGAAAAAGATAGACAACAATTAAATATGTTATTAAATAACCCAGAACAACAAATGGCAATGCCTATAATAAGAAATATATTTGATGAAGTATCTAGACTAGTTGAAGGTGTTAGAGTACAAGGTGAGTACATGAGATGTCAATTATTAACTGGCGGTAAAATAGATGTTACTTCTGCTGATGGTAGAGTAAAATATGTGTATGACTATGGACAACAAAATCTATTCAAATGTAAAAAAGGTCAAGATGCATGGGGTGAAGCAAATGAAGCAGCTGACCCTGTAAGAGATATAATAGCTTGGTGTGATTATATGGAAACATTAAGAGGAATAAGACCTACAAGATTAGTAATGAATAGAAATACTTTCTTAAATATGGTACATTCTCCTAAAGTTCATAAAATGATGTATCCAAATGATTCAGCACTTAATTATTATGTAACTGACCAAAATGCTAAATCATTTATAGAAACAACTACAGGTTGTACTATATTTGTATATGCTAAGAAAATAACAACATTATCTCATGATACAGGTATAGCAACAGGAACTCCAGTTGACTTAATCCCAGATGGAAAAGTTGTTGTATTACCACCTAGAGCTTCATTAGGTTCTACTTGGTATGGTACTACTCCTGAAGAAAGTGACCTTATGACAGGTTCAGATGCTCAAGTATCAATAGTAAATAATGGTACTGCAATAACAACTTATAAAGAAAAACATCCAGTACAAGTAGTTACAGTTGTATCAAGTGTTATGATACCATCATTTGAAACAATAGACGATTGTGCTGTTGCAGATGTTACTAAAGTATCTGAAGATACAAGTAACATGATAAAATAGTTTGCTCATTTTTAATATACATAGCCAAGGGAGGGAATGAGATTAAACCCATTCCCTTGGCTTTTACATTATGGAGGTGAGTAAGTTGCTAAGTGTAGAAGTACTAAAAATTATGTTAATGGAGGATAGTAGTCCATTACTTACAGACCAACAACTAGAAATGTTAGCTGGAACATATGATAATATTAATGAAGCATGTTACTATGGATGTTTAATGAAAGCAACTTCAGCAAATAGCTCACTTGAAAATATAACAATAGGACCTATTTCCATTGAAAGTACATCAAGTGATTTCTGGCTTAAAATGGCAGATGGATTTTATAGAAAATTTTTAAGAGACCAAAATGATATAGGGTTAACAGGCATGACAATGAGGCGTTCAGATGAGTTATGATTATAAGCGTTTATTGCCAAGAATACAGAATATCATTAACAAGTATGGAGTTGATTTAGATGTATATCGAGATGTATATACAACAGAGATAGGAGTTCAAACGTACAAAGAGACACAACTACTAACAAAGATAAAAGGTGTACTCGATAACTCAAAATCTTCTAGCTCAAAGGCAGAAACAGAAAATCAATTTCATCAATATACTATAAATGGAACTCTATATTTTGCATATTTTGAAAATCCAAATTATTCAATTCAACCTGGAGATTACGTCGTAATTAATGATAAAAAATATATATTAGATATGCCTGTTGATATATTAGAAGTCGGTCTTTTATATCAAGTCTCAGTAAGAGGTGTTAAGTATGAACGTTAATGTAGAAGTAGATGACCAAATAGTTATGCAACATCTAGAAAATATGACTGATAGATTAAGAACTCAATTAGAAGTATTAGGTAATGCAACAGGTCAGAAAATACAACAATATGCGCAGGAAAATGCACCATGGACAGATAGAACAGGAGCTGCTAGAGAAAGACTGAAATATAATTCTGATATAGATGAAAATGGGTTAGTTATATCAATATTTCATCAAATGGAGTATGGGATATATTTGGAATTATGTAATAATGAAAAATATGCGATATTAAAAAATGCCAGAGATGCTACATTGCCAGAATTCATAGAAGCTGCTAAAAGATTAAGATTATAGGAGGATATAATGATTAGAGAGACATTACATTCACAACTAAATAAAATACTCCCAACCTATTCAGTTGGATTTGATGTTAGCACAATAGAAAAAGATTGTTGTATTCTTAGAAAAAATATAGATTTAGTTGCTGTATCAAATAGTAACGCAGGTTGGGATAGTTGGACTATTGAAATATATTCAAAACAGAGTCCATTAAGAGTAGATGAGTTAATTAATACTATAATAAAAGTATTAGAAAATACATCAGCAGAATTAGTGTACGGTGGAGGAGCTGAATACTTTGATAGACGATATCAAGCCTTTTCATCTAGTATACAAATAAGAACACCGAAGACATTCGGAATCAAAAATGCAAATTAAGGAGGTTAACATATGGAAATTTTATATAATATAGAACGAGTTGATTTAACAGAGCTTGACCCATCAACAGGTAAACCTGCAACTGGTGAAACTGCAATAAAAACTACTATAAAAACTGCTAAAGAAGCAAAATTAGCAGCTGTAATATCAGAAGGAGCAGAAGAAATATTAAGAAATGCAACAAGTATATTAGCGGTAGTAAGAGAAGATGATTTACTATATGGATATGATTTCACATTCACTGATAACACATTTGATATAAAAGCAGCTCAATTAGTTGCAGGATATGTAAAAGCAACAGGAACAGGTGCAGGAGAAAATGATTTACAGACTCCAATGATGGCTCAAGGAAATCAAGGTAAACCTTTCATGGCTGAGATATATGTAGCTAACTATGAAGGCGATTCAATAAAAAATTATTGCAAAATAACATTAAATAAATGTCTTGGTAAATTCCCAGATATGACAGTAGGTTCAGAATTCTATGCACCTGAGTTTTCAATAAAAGCTAGAGAAAATACAAAAGCAAGCTTACCTATAAAATCTATTGCATGGGTAGCTTCATTACCCAGCTAATGTCTCACCTCATCAAAGTGATGATGTCGAGGATGAGGCTAAACCAGTAGTTCAACTTGATAAATAATAGGAGGTATATTAAAAATGAGTAAAGTAATAAGTGCAGAAAATTTTAGAAAGAAAGCAACAAGAATAATCTCAATTCCTGGATTTACAGATAATGAATGTTTTGATGTTATGATAAAATCTGTATCAGTAACAGACATGCTAGTAAATGGGAAACTTCCAAATTCACTTATAAAAATAGTATCTGATATGTTTAAATCTAATAATGTAAAAGTAAGTAAAGATGGAGAATTCAGTGGTGACACAATGGAAATGCTAGATGACCCTGACAAACTTAAAGAACTTATGAATATGATGAAAGTAATAGCAAAAGAGGCATTAGTAGAACCAAAATTTGACGATATAGCAGATGTAATAACAACTGAACAAATACAAAAGATATTTGAACAAGCATCAGGTGGTGTAAATAAAGTAATGCCCACTGGTAAAGAGTAGAAAGGTACTAGATGTTATATCAATAGCAAAGGTCTTTAATACTCTACCTAGTGATGTTATAGGGTTAAGTAAAGATGACCCATACACAAGATATTGTTTTGATGAAGCATGTACATATTTATATAGTATGATGCAACCAGACAAAGATGGACATACAAAAGAGCCAATATTTGAGGAAGATAGAAAGAAAAAAGAAACTAAATATAATAATCCAGGTTTAGATTTATTATTAGGTAAAGAATAAGGCTATGAGGCTATTACAGCCTTGTAGCCTTTTTAATATAAATGGAGGTGAATATTATGGCAGGGACAGATTTGGGGACTATCGTTGCACACCTTAGATTAGATGTACAAGAATTTCAGAATGGTATACAACAAGCACAAACTCAACTAAATGAAGCAAGTAGTGGTTTTGAACGTATATCAAATGCAGGTAGAAGACTACAAGGAATAGGAGCAGGATTAACAGCTGCCGTTACTGTACCAGTAGCAGGTATAGCAAAATCTGCATATGAAGTAAACAAAGCATTTCAGACTTCAATGTCAAATGTTCAAGCATTAAGTGGTGCAACTGGAAAAGACTTACAAGACTTAACCAATTTAGCGAGAGAAATGGGAGCTACTACTCAGTTCAGCGCCTCAGATGCAGCAGATGCCTTAGGCTAAAAAGAATTTTATTACGCTAATACACTTAGTAATAAAATTGTGGCGACTATGGTGAAAGCTTACAAGTAGACCATAGTGAATGAGAGGGCAAAATCGGTGAAGGGTGTAGTGTCCTAATACCGAGATAACTTATAAGAGTAACGTCTATAAGTATTGTAACGAGTGGAAGATGAAACTTTTTATTTGAGATAATAAAAAGAATATAATTTTTCCAAGAGTGTCCTCTATCAGTAAGCCTTGTATTATGAAAAACGAATACAAGTGGTAAAAGTGTACTCTAGACTGGGTTGGAAATAACCAACCGATGAAAATGAGGGAAACCTCCAGAGGTCAAGATAAAGAACTTGACGATAATCACAATCGACATGGCATTAGCTGGTTGGGATGCGCAACAATCAATGGATGGTTTACCTGGTGTGTTAAACCTTGCTGCTGCATCAGGTATGGAACTTGCAGATGCATCAGATATGGTAACTGACTACTTATCAGCATTTGGTGAAGGCGCAGACCAAGCAGGACGAATGGCTGATGTACTTGCGTATGCTCAAGCTCATTCAAATACTACAACTGCAGGACTTGGTGAAGCATTTAAAAACTGTGCAGCCAATGCACATGCTTTTGGACTTGACATAGAACAAACTACTGCATTAATAGGTAAATTATCAGACCAGGGGCTAAAAGGTTCTGAAGCAGGTACTGCATTAACAGCAGTAATGCGTGATATAACTCAAAAAATGAAAAATGGGGCAATACAAATAGGTAATACAGCTGTATCTGTACAAGATTCAAACGGTAATTTCAGAGATATGACTGATATATTAGCAGATGTAGAAAAAGCTACTAATGGTATGGGGGATGCTCAAAAGAATGCAGCTCTTATGGGTACTTTTACTTCAGACTCAATCAAAGCCTTAAACATACTTCTTAATACAGGAAGTGGAAATATAGAAGACTTTGAAAAAGCATTAAGAGGTAGCGATGGTGCAGCTGAGGAAATGGCTAATACAATGAATGACAACTTAGAGGGTGACTTAAAGAGTATGAATTCAGCTATTGAAGAATGCTATTTGACTATGATGGAAAAGCTAGACCCAGTATTACGTCTAATAGTTCAAGGCATCACAAAACTTGCACAGGGATTTTCTAAAATACCCCAACCTATAATGATAGTAATTATGAGTATAGCTGGGATACTTGCAGTATTAGGACCTTTACTTCTAATTATAGGTACTGTAATGACTCAAGCTGAAAAATGTGTTCAAGTTATAAATAGATTTAGAGCATTTAGAGCAGCAGGTGGATTTGCTCGAGTATTTAGTATAGCATTAAATGGAGTACGAGCCGCATGTACGAGAGTAGTTAGTATTATTACAGGTACAGTATTACCTGCATTACAGTCTTTATGGGCAGCATTACTAGCAAATCCAATAGTACTTATAATAGCTGCGATTGTAGCACTTGTTGCAGGATTTACTTATTTATGGAATCATTGTGAAGGATTTAAAGAATTTTGGATAAAACTATGGAAAGATGCTTTGATGGCTATTAAAAGTTTTTCTCCAGCACTAGCAGGGGTTTTCCAAGGTATTGGAAATGTTATATCTGGATTTGTAAATATAATTCAAGCAGTATTAGGTGGCATTGTTGACATCGTTAAGGATATATTCTCTGGTGATTTTGATAAGGTAGGCGAAGACTTTATCAAAATGGGACAAAAAATATCGGATGCAGTTGATAAAATATTTAAAGGATTTGGACAAATAGCACAAAATGCCATGCAAGCACTACAAGATGTATTCATGAGTGGACTAAATACATTATTTGACCCAATTATAAATTGGGGATATTCAATATCAGGTGCATTAGGAGATGCAATGGTCGATTTATATGCCGTATTTGAAGACCATTTCAAACTTATATTCGACTATCTGAGCGACTTAGGTTCTATTTTAAAGGATTTATTCTCAGGTGACTTTGAAGGCGCTCTACAAGGCGTACAAACACTATTTTCGCATTTGGGTGAAAATATAATGACTATACTTCAAGATTTAGGATATCTTATTGTTGATATATTTAGAACTATAGGTCAATTAATAATGGGAGCATTAAGTTCCGCATGGAGTTCAATAACAAGTTGGTTTAGTCAATTAGGTTCATCTATACTAAATGCACTATCAAATGCAGTTAGTGCTATCGGAGATTTCTTTAATAATCTACCAAGTATGATAGGTAATGCTATTGGAGTTGTAGCTGGTGTTATCGCAAGTGCAATAGTTAATGGATGGAATTTTATAACACAAACAATACCTACATACTTATCTCAACTTGGTGAGTGGTTCTCACAACTTCCAACAGTTATAGGTCAATGGCTAACAGATACGTATAATAAAGCGACAGAATGGGCAAGTCAAATGGGAAGTAAAGCTCAAGAAGCTGCTCAACAATTCATAGAGAGGGCATCAACATGGTTTACTCAACTACCTTCAAGGATAGGTAATTGGTTATCACAAACATATAACAGAGCTGCTCGATGGGCAAGTCAACTACCTAGTAAAGCACAACAGGCAGGGGCCCAATTTGTAAGTAGAGCAAGTGCTATGTTAGCTCAATTACCGGGCAGAGTATCGAGTTATTTTTCAAGTTGTGTATCAAGAGCAATATCATTTGCATCACAATTTGCTAGTAAAGGCCTTCAAGCTGCTAACAACTTCAAAAATAAAATAATTAGTGGACTTCAAAGTATTCCATCAAGAGTTGCAGGTATAGGCAGACAAATTGTCCAGGGCTTATGGAATGGTATTAAAGGAGCAGGTGGATGGTTACGAAGTCAAATAAGTAGTTTTGCAAGTAGTGTAGTATCTGGATTTAAATCAGCATTTAAAATACATTCACCATCTCAAATTATGAGAGATGAAGTCGGTAAATATTTACCAAAAGGGATTGATGTTGGGATTAAATTAGGTAGTAAAGATACATTAAAGGCAGTAAAAGATTTTTCAAATCAAATAATAGAAACAGCTAAACTTGGTGATATTACTCAAGCAATGTCTATAAATACGGGTGATGTAAGCACTCAAAATATAGTTCAATCAGATAATACTGTAGCTGCGATTGATGAATTGAGAAGGACTGTACAACAACAAAATACTGAATTTGACTATAATAAACTAAAAGATTGTTTTGTGTCAGGTGCTAGAAATATAGATTCAACTATACTAATGGATAAAGAAGTTGTAGGTAGAAAAGTTGCAGAGCCTGTAAAAACTCACAATGACACAACAACAATGCGACTAAATAGATTGGAGGGTATAACACAATGGTAAATTATTTCATGTTCAATAAAAGTGAAATAAATGAATTGTATCTAGTCACAGATATATCAAGAGTGTTATTACCAAAAAAGAAAATAGAGACTCTAGATATAGCATCTAGAGATGGTGAAGTATTCAATGGGAGCAAATATGCTCCTATTGAGTATAACATAACTATTTTAGTGACTGGTAATGATGAATTTGATTTACAACAGAAAATACGTGATTTAAAAAATTTATTATATAGTAAAGTACCTGTTGAAGTTAGATTACTTGATAAGACAAAGTTTTCATATGGGATAGTAGATGATGATATAGATTTAGAACCGAAATCAGCATTAGATATATTAGCAAAAATACATTTAATTTGTCATATGCCATTCTTCTATGACGTAGACCTAAAAGTAGCTGATAATACTCAAAATAATACATTAGTAACTTTAGAAAATATCGGAGATGTAGAGACGAAACCATTTTTTACAAATGTATTTTCAAATAATGCAAATTTCTTACAACTACAAAATCAAGTAAATAAGCAAACTATATTAATAGGGGATTATCCAAGTTTGGAACTTCAAAATAAAGACTCAAGCTCAACTGCACTAAATGACCCATGCACAACAACATCAAATTGGGTTAGTTCAACTGTACCTATTGATAGTAACAGAAGCAGTGGTGGAACTCTAGCTGTTACGAATGGAGGTTCTGGATTATGTATAGGTACTTTACCTTCCAGTGGTTCTACAGATAATAATGTATGGAAAGGTGTGCAAGTTAGACGTAATTTAACAAATGCACTTGATGATTTTAAACTAGAAGCTTATTTTACGATGACGTCCACTGGTCAAAATGGTGACCCTACTATAATCCCTGTTGACAAAGAAACAGTATATGCAGGAGGTACAAAAACTATTTATGAAGTTAAATCAAAAACGCTAAATTGCAGAACAGGTCCAGGTACTTCATACTTATGCGTTGGTACATTGAAAAAAGGCGCTCAAATAACAGATTATCAAATAGTTAATGGTTGGTTAAAATTTAAGAAATCTTCAATAAATAATGGTAACACTGTGTATTGTAGCAAGAGTTATTGCACGGCAAAGACTGTATCTACTACTATTACAACTACTAAAAGAAATGTAGTTGTAAAACAAGCTACTAGTATAAGGGCATCAGCATCAAGTGATGCAACTTCCTTAATAGTTGTGCCTAAGAATGGAGTTGTAAGAATAATTTCAACAAAACAATACTCTAATAAAGATAGTGATGGAGTTGTTAGAACTTATTATAAATTAGCTACACCTTATAAAGGGTATGATGGTTACATTTGTTCAGGTAATTTATATGAAATGACTGACGACCCTATCATATCTATTACTTATGATACACCAATTGAAACAGCTGACGATAAAACTGGTATTTTAGAATTATATGGTATGGGTGTAAATGGAGAAAGAATATTTAAATTCGAAATGTGTGATGACCAAAAATATTTCGAATACAACTGTCCGAAAGTATATGTAGGGCTAAAATGTGAATATCAGGACGAGACAAAAGTCAAAAACCCTAATAGCTACACATCAACCAATAATAATGAAGTCAAAGTCACAAATTATATGTCAGGTGTATTAGGTAACTGGAATGACTTTTACGGTAAGATATCTATATCTAGAATAAAAGATAGTGCTGGTAATCATGTATGGACTGTATCATTGAACAAATTATCAAATGGTACAATAATAGCAAATAAAAAATTTACAAAAATAATTAATAATACAGCTACTGAAAATCTATCCTATTTCATATTATATCTAGGTACTTATGGTGCATTAGATAAAAGTGCAGATATGGCACTTAATAGCTTAAAGGTACAAGGTGTTGAAATAGTAGATACAACAGTTAATAATAAAATAGAATTTCATGAAGGTGATGTAATCGACATAGATTTTGAAAACAGAAATGTGTATTTAAATCAAGAATTAAGAAATGATTTAGTTGATATAGGAAGTTATTTCTTTGATATAGAAAAGGGTATAAATCCAATAAAAATATTTACGAATGATACTAAAATTTATTCAAGTGGTATTATTCAACAGAAATGGATAGGAGCTGAATAGATGTGCAAATATATGTATTAGATAATAGAAAATATAATATAGGCTCAATAGATACAGATAGCTCTAATATATCAAATGATAAATTTATTCAGTATCTAGATACAGGAGCATATACTTATGAATTTGATATTATATTAGATAATAATAATTCGCAGTTGTTAGAAGAAAAAAATTATCTAGTATTCTACTGGAGAAAAAAATTAAAAATGTTTCAAATAGAAACTATAAAAGATACAGAAGGTATTTTACATGTCACTAGAAACGTGTATGCAGTTCCATGCACCTTAGAGTTATACCAAAATCATGTAAGACCTATAGTTATTGAAGGTACTATAGAAACTTGTTTAACAAGTATTTTACAGGACACAAATTTTAAAGTAGGTAATATTTCACCTTCACTATCTAATGTGGGGAAAAGTATGAATATAACTTCAATAACTCCTGTTTATACTGTGTTACAAGACTTAATTGCATTATTTGATAATATTGAATTGAGTATTAGAGTTGAATGTAAAAGTAGTATAAGCGCAAAATATGAATTTTATATTGATGTATATGATAATGGAGAACTTGGTAATAAAACTGACTTACGTATTGAATATGATTGGAATGAGTATGGACTTAAAAAAGAAAGTGATGGTAGTAATTATTATAGTGGATTAATAGCTCAAGGAAAAAATGGAATTACTTTCTCCGATATATATTGGGATGTCTATAGAGGTGACCCACTTAATAAACCACTTGGGCAAGATTATTTAGTCGACCCTCAAATACATGAAATCTATAATAATGGCGGGAAGTATATTTTAGGTGCTTATAATTCAAATACAGCATCCACTCCAATAGATTTACTTTGGGAAACTTATGAAAAACTACAAGAAGTAAAAAGTATAAAAGTTAACTTTGAAGTACCTATATATCTAGAAAAGTCAGAGTATGAGAATATAGAAATAGGAGATACGGTTGCTATTTTTAACCCAAAATTCAATCCAGACATTACACTATCAGCTAGAGTTGGTACTTTACAAATATCATTTACCGACCCTACACAAAATAAAATAACATTAAGTAATTATAAGTCTGTAAAATCTAAAATAAGACATTATTCAAAAGATGACATAATAAATGAAGCAGTATCAAATATATTAAATCTAAGAGTTGGAAAACTAACTCCAGCGGATAGGTTGGCAATACAAAATTTATTAGCAAAATTGAATGTCGATAAGGAAAATATGGATAAAATTATAGATGACTTAATAAATAAATTAAAACCAGATATCCCTCAATTACCTGATGATATTGGAGAAGACTTAGAAGATTATACAGCTATTAAAATAAATACATTAGACAAAGGATTATGGCTTGGAGATAAAAGAATATATGATTTGAAAAATTATGGAGTCATAAAAATATCCGAACAACAGGATGAAGATATTTCTACAGATACGAAAGCCTATGCAGAAGCGATAAAATATTATGCAAAATATGATTTGGGCAAAAAAGTAACTGACCCTGAATATACAGCTATAATAAGCTCTTCCAATAAGTATAAAATACCTACTATTGTAAATTATTGGGCACCTAAATTTGGACTTGACCCTTATATAGTTTTTATGTGTATTTGTGGAGAATCAAGAGGCGTGCCTACATCAGCTACTTCGTATAGTGGTGGAGGTTATGGACTTATGCAATGTGAAAGAAGTGTATATTTCAATAAAAAGCAAACATTAACTTTTATTGATGGGACTACAAAATCATTTACGCCATCTTATTCAACTATGCAACCTTATAAAGCAGGTAATACTACTATAAATGGTGTTACTGTAGATAAGAATATATCTAATCAGATAATGTTTGGATGTCATGAGTTACGATATTCAGCAGACTGGTGCCATTATAATATATTTGCTATGCTTATAGGGAATAATATGGGAATAGGTGCAGCAGCTTGGATAGTAAATAAATATGTAGCCGAAAAATACGGATTTACATTTAAAAATAGTTATTTAAATTTTTATAGTCTTCCACTTGACTACCGAACTAAATGTTACGAAGTACTTGAGAGTGGTACAGGGGATTTTGCATCATATCGTAAAGATTGGGTAGATTACAGAAATTCAATAGGTAAACCAGCTGGAACAGTTGATAATATAGAAAAATATTTATGTTTCTATAAATCAAATAATGGAAGTCTTCCTTATATTCTTGATAAACAAGGAAAGAAATATGGACTTGGAGTCAGTAATACAGGAGATAGTAAACCTGGTCAACAAGAAACTACACAACCTACAGGCTCACAAGTAAGGAATATAATAGTAGAAACTGCAAAGAAAATAGTATCTCAACACGTTGACCAAAAAATTGCAACTTATGACCAAAGTAATAGAACAGTAAATTTCAAAAAACCTAATAAATACCGAGGCACTTTATATGGAATTAAAAATCCTATTTGTTATGACTGTTCTTCTCTAGTATCTTGTTGTTATTTAGAAGCAGGTATGAAGTCTGTATATAATAAAGGTTGCTATGCTGGAACACTAGTAGATGGAGCTACATCACAATCAGGTTATATGATGTGGAAAGTAGATAGTGCAGGGATAGCAAAAGCAAAACCTGGGGATATCGTAATGGATGCTAATTTTACAGTTACACCATCAAATTTAACACGAGCTAATATGATAAAGGTAAATAAAACTCATCACACATTAATTTATATTGGAGATGGAAAGGTTGCGCATGCTAGTAAATGGGCATATCATCCAAATGCTATAAAAATATCAAATATTAGTTATTATCAAAATAAGGGTTCTGCATTCTTTTTACGTCCTTATGAGTTAGTAGAAAAAGATAAATTAGTATCAACTACAGAAAGTACAGGAGCAGCGGGTGAGATAATCCAAGACGACCAAATAGTCCAAAATAAGGATTTAAATGCATTTACAGCAAAAGGTGTTCCAGGTGCAACAGCAGATTTATTCCATGAAGATAATACCTTAGTATCTTATATTCAAGTAGGTGAAACTACAGACACATTACCTTATCCTACTCAACCAGAATACATATTTTTACATTTTGGAATACCTCATGTTAGTGTAGACGATGCTCAAAACGTGATAAACCTAATAGAAACACTATTATATAAATATCCAAAAACACCAATCTTTATAGCGAAGGAATGGCATGCAACATCTGTATTAGCTGATTATTCTACTATTAACACTAATGTTGATGAATATAATGCAATATTAGAAACATATGCAAATTCTACACAATATGTAATATTCTTAGATGTAGGAAATGTACCAGCTACTTCAGATGGATACACTTGTTCAAATAAAGCAAGTACTCAAACTTATTATAATCAAGTGAAAACTGCTATAAAAAATAAAGTAATTGGCTATACACCTTCAGAAGATACAAAACCTGAAGATACTGCCAATAATGTTGAGTATGTATTAGAATTTAAAGATAATAAAGACTTTGGACTTGTTAAAAGTATATTCATTAAATTTTATTCAGCAGTCGCTAAAACATTCTGGGCAAGATATAAATTTAGAACACAAAAGGATACAGAGCCAACAAAATTTACACATAGCAATATCGTATATTATACTGGAGATGATTGTTCTAATGGAGCATTAATATGTAAAGCAGATACTGAATATACTATTTTATGTCTTTCAAACCCTGACACAACTAATCAATATAATGGTAAAAAGTATATTGGAGTTGTAACTGCAAATCGTGGAGATGGTAATTATACAGATTGTGGAAATTTTATAGGTAGAGATAAGATGATTGAGATAGCTGAAACATATTATACAAATCGAACTAAATTTGTATACAATACAAAAACACCATTAACGTATACAAACCCATATGAGAATAGAGCTAAATGGAAAGATAGTGATGGTAAGTATCATATAGATTGTTCAACTTTTGTTGCTTTATGTTGTAAGGGTATTCCTTATGAAGAATCACCATATGCTAAAAAATGGACTTCTAGAGATAAGAAAAGTTCAACGCTAACTTGGGCATTTAATCCAGGAAGAACTGCTGCTGATATAGCTGAATATTGTGTATCAAAAGGTTGGGTAGCTACAGGAATTGACGTTGAAAACTGGACTAATATAGAAAAAGGAGACCTTATTTTCTGGGATAGAGATGGAAAGGATTTAAATAGATTCATGTCAGTTTCTCATGCCGGTATATGTAGTGGATTTGATGCCGATGGAGATGCAACTACGATAGAAGTAACAACAGTAACAAATGCAGTATATAAAAGAAAGTTAAAGGATAATAAACCTGGAAATGTTATATTAGTATGTAGAATAAGAAAGGATTGATAATATGGCTAACTTAGAGCATATATTAGAATTAAATAATAAGTATAAAAATTCATATGGTCAACTTGAGAAAATTCTACTAGATATACTAGAAAAAGGAGAAATATCTCAAGATGATATAAACGATATGGAAAATTCTTTTGAACAAGAGACTGAGGATTATAATAAACTTAATGCAGCACAAACAAAATATCAAGATAAAAATTTCCAAGAACAATTGGACGATTTAAAAAATAATAAACTAGATATGAATATAGATACAGTTGTTGATTTACTTACAAATGGCGGTAGAAGTACCGCCCTCTCTGTAGGTGCTGATGGTACGATAATATTGAATGCAGCAACTTTATCAGAATTAAATCAAGTTAGATTAACAGTAGATGAACAAAAGAAAAGAATAGACGGAGTTATAGCAGATACAGAAGTAGAACAAGCTGATGGAAATAAAGTTAAATTAAAAGTTCTATATTCAACATTATCTCAAACTGTAAATGGAATTGAAACAAATGTCGGTACTATAGAAGGAGTAGCCAATGACGCTAATTCAAAAGCAGAGGCTGCTATTACAAAAGCATCACAATTAAAACAAACTGTCGATGGTATTAAGTCTACTGTAACAAGCACTACTACTGTAGTAAATGGCTCTATAAAAGAAACTTATAACGAATTCTATTTATCTGACAGTAATACTTCTGCAACTGGAGGCACTTGGGTTACAACTGCTCCTGCTCCACAAGCTGGTAAATATATATGGTTAAGAGATGTATATGTAACAAATAAAGGTGATAAAACATACGGTAATCCGGTATGTATTACTGGAGCTAAGGGAGATAAAGGTGACCGAGGTCTTCAAGGAATACAAGGAGAAAAGGGCGAACAGGGGGTACCTGGTAAAGATGGAGATGGGCGAACATCTTATTTCCACATTAAATATAGTAGTGTAGCTAATCCAACTTCTAGCAGCCAAATGTCAGAAACACCTAATGTTTATATAGGAACTTATGTAGATTTTGACCCTTCAGATAGTACTGACCCGAATAAATATACTTGGTATAGATTTCAAGGTTTACAAGGTGAAAAGGGAGAACAAGGAATACCTGGAGTTGGAACAGATGGTAAAACTAGTTATCTACACATTAAATATTCTGATGACGGCGGTCAAACTTTTACATCATATAATGGTGAAACTGTAGGTACTTATATAGGAACTTATACAGATTTTAATCCAACTGATTCACACGATGTAGGTAGTTATACTTGGGCTAAAATTAAAGGTGACCAAGGTGCTGAAGGTATTGGCGTAAAACAAGTGCAGATACTATACTATGTACACTATAGTAAAACATCAGCTCCAAGTACTTCAGCTACAGGGTGGGCATCAAGTATACCAGCTTATCAAGAAGGTAAATATTTATGGCAAACTAATAAAATTACTTATACTGATAATTCGATAGCTTTTACTACCCCTGTATATTTAAGCAGTTGGGAAGCTAATCATAAGGCGGAAACAGCAATATCTATAGCTACACAAACAAGTGAAAAATTTGAATGGCTAGTAAAAAAAGGCTCTACACAATCAAGTTTAACATTGACAGATGCAACAATCGAAGCAATAGCAAACTCTGATATAAAATTGAAAGCAAAGAACATTTCACTCGAAGGTATTATCACTGCAAATGGAAGTTTTAGGATATTAGAAGATGGTAGAGCTGAAATTGATTCGTTATCTGTAGACAAAGAAATATCTACAGATGTATTAACAATTAATACAATTAATAATTCAAGATATCAACAAGTATTAGACGATGATATAAACATTACTATATATCAAAGTTGGCCAAACTCTGAAGAATTTGAAGAAGGTTCAAACTATCAAAGTTTCCATGAGTTTGCAGATGCATGTCCAAAAAACTTAAATGGTTATACTGTATATATTCGACTACTATCTAATTTGAATGAGAATGTAGATTTAACCAAATTCCATAGTGGTGTAATAAACATAGACCTAAATAATAAAACTTTATTCGGAAATTTAAACATATACAGCCCAACGCTTGAAGTTGAGTTCAAAGAAGATTCTAGTGGAATAATAATGCCTAATTATGGTATTGAAGGAGATTCAGGGAATTATGCAATATACGCAAACAATACATCATTGAGATTAAATGATATCACTGTATACGCACCGAAAAATGGAACTGGTAATAAGAGTGGAATAGAAATCGTAAGTTTTGCAAAATCCAGAATAAATAATGTTACTTTTGTTAATTGTTATAATGCAGTAAGAGCATTTACATGCTCAAATGTGTATGTTACTAATACAAAAGGGTTAACTTCTGATTATGCATTTATAAGCAGTTCAAATTCAGTAATAGGATTTGGAACTGCAACAAACTGCGGTGGTAGTGGTGGTAAAAATACACATATTACTACTAATGGTAGAATATATGCAACAGGTTCTAAATTCAGTACTGCCTCAGTAAGTGGGGATAATATTTCATCAACAGGTAGTACTACTACTAAAACTGTTACAATTACCGCTAATTATGGAGACACTTATAGAAAAACTGTATATAATAGTTGGAAGAGAGACGGGACAGTACGTCAAGGAGACTATGGTTATGGAGATTGCGTAGGTTGTTGGTTCTTTGGTAATAAGTTAAGTGATTATGCTAATAAAAATATTAGTAAAATAGTAATTACATTTACAAGACAAAGTGGCGGTAGTTATGGAGATGTTACACATGGCGTTAAAACACATAACTACACTTCAAGACCAAGTGGAACACCTTCATTTAGAAGTGATTTTAGTAAATCTGTGTCTGTCGGTGTAGGTTCAACTGGAACGATTACATTAACAAGTAGTACAGATATATCAAACTTCATGAAAGCAAAAGGAGTTGGACTTGTACCTTCATCACAAGATAAAGCACATTATTCAGTATGTTCAGGTACTTGCAAAATAAAAATAACTTATACAGAATAAATATAGAGGTGATATTAACTTATCACCTTTCTTTTTATATAATTAAGTATGAGGTGATTTATATGTCCGAGATAGAAGTTATGCTAAACTTATATAAAAAACAATTAGCTGACGCAATAGAAGAATGTAATCTATTCAAGGCTAAATATGTTGTTTTACAACAACAATATGAAAAATTAAAACAGGAAAAGGAGGAAAATAAAAAAGATGATAAGTAGAGATTGCATTATAACAGTAAATGGGAATAACGCAACTATAGATAGTGACATTTATTTATACAAATACGATAAAAATATTCAATTAGCTTTTGCAATAATTAATAGCAAATATATGTATGATAATGACGATTCAAATAATTTAATAAAAAGTATGCAAGCTGCCTATGCTCAAGTTAAATTTAAGAAAAACGACTCAACCGATATAGCAATAGAGTTCCCTATTCAAGCTACTAAGAAAGGAGCTGTTTTACTTACAATAAACGAAGAACTTACCGACGAAGATACTGAATTAGGTGACTATACAATACAAATAAGATTATTAGACTCTAATAAAAATTCAGTTGTAACATTACCACCGGTAGAGTCTTGTATTCATATACAACAGCCTTTATTTGAAAAATTAGGAACTACTAATGTAGTAGATGATGCAGTAGTCGACCAAGCATTAACAACATATGCAGCACCACTTAAAGCAGTAGAAGACGATGGAACTTTTGCTAAAAAAACATGGGTATCCAAAGAAAAAATAACAACTGCTGAATTAAACAGAATGGAAGATGGAATCGGTTATAATAATACGCAGCTTAAAGATATCAAAAGTACACAAATAGTATTAGAAAAAGATGACACATCATTTAAGGGTATAGAAGACACTACACATGACACTTTAACTACTACAAATAAAACTATTATAGGTGGTATTAATGAAGTTAACTCGCAAATTAAAAATATTGCTTCTAAAACTATTGATACTATTTCTAGTAAAGTATTAGCTACTGTACCTGCTAGTAATATAAAATTAGATGATGAAATTACTATAAATAATGTTTCTATTAATAAAGATAGAAAATATTATATAGAATTTTTAGGTAGTAAGAAATTATGTAGTTTGGCAATAAGTGAAAAAAAGGGACCAAACAATTTGAGTGTGATTTTATGTACTATTACATGTAATATAGGTGATTATACTGTAGTAGCAAATAGTGCTTCCCCTCTTAATAATATAACAATATATATTGGTAAATTATCACACTCTGGTGAATCTAGTGTTACTGCTGAAACTATTCCTAATGCTACTGATTTAGTTATTCATGAAGAAGAAGTTAAATATTTAGACAATAAATATTTAGAAACTGATTTAGTATTACAAAATAGTATAAGTATGGGAAGAGTAGGTAAACTAGCTGGAGGAAGTACCGCTTTAGGAAATACGGTAGAAGCTTCAGGTGATTTTTCACATGCTGAAGGTGATAGTACGACAGCTTCAGGTCAAGCCTCTCATGCAGAGGGGGGTTTAACTACTGCGTCAGGCAATTGTTCACATGCTGAGGGTAATGAAACTACTGCTTCAAGAATTGCTTCACATGCGGAAGGTTCTAGTACTACTGCTTCAGGCGACTTCTCTCACGCAGAAGGTAATACCACTATTGCTTCAGGTGAATCTTCACATGCGGAAGGTTCTAGTACTACTGCTTCAGGTAGCAACTCACATGCTGAGGGTTTTTACACTAAAGCTTCTTCTGAATGTCAACACGTTCAAGGTAAATTTAATATAGAAGATACCGCTAATAAATATGCACATATAGTTGGTAATGGTAAATATGACAATACCCGTTCTAATGCACATACATTAGACTGGGAAGGTAATGCATGGTATGCAGGTAAATTATCTCAAGAAGGTACTCCTACTGAAGATAAAGATTTAGTTACTAAAAAATATGTAGCTGATAAACTTTCTAGTTTACCACAATTGTCATTTAATGAAAGTGGTGAATTAGTTGTTACAATAAATGGAGTTAGTAAAACTTTTGTACCTAAAAGTGAGCAATAAATAAAAGGAGATGATTAAATGAGTGATAAAATGAAAATAAGAGAAGGCAAAGATGGCTATTCTTATCCTTATACTTCTCCAGATTTGGTTGTAGATGAAAACGGAAAATCTGCAACTAAAAAATTCGATGATATAAGTTCGCAATTTAAAGATATTGCGAACTTATCATTAACAAAACATACAGATGGAAAAGTATATATTAAAAAGCAAGATGGTACACTTCTAGGGAATGGGATTGAAATACCTACTAATACTGTTACAGATGAACAATTGACAAGTATAATCCAAAGTAAAATTGATGATGGTTCTTTAAGTGCATTATCTATAGCTGACGGAAGTATAGGAGTCGAAAAACTTTCTTTTTTGACGGAAGAAAAAAATACAATTACAAATACAACTGATGCAGATACAACTGAATCAAATAAAATTTATTTTTCTAGTCTTAATTACAAAGCTGGAATGTATAACAATAGTGGTAGTTATGTATCAAGTATAGGAGAAACATCAGATTTAATAGATTTTTCAACAATAAACGAAATTTATATTTCTAAATGGAATAAAAACTGGACTAATTATGGTGCTGTTACAGGTTATGATTCTGATAAAAATTTTATACGAAATTATAGTCCTACAGAGTTAGATGCTACTACAGGAACTTTAAAAGGATACATAAATATAACAGACAGTAATATAAAATATATATCTTTTACAGTCGAAAATGATACTTATAAAGAAGAATCATATTATACAACTAAAAGCAGTGGAGGAAGTACTACAACTGAATCATATTTAAAATATGGAAATGAATACATAGGAACGATTTCGGAAGAAACTAACATAAAAAAAACATATAGCTCAAAAAAGATTGATGACTTAGATTTTAATCGTGCAAAATGGAAAGATAAAAAAATTATTGTTGATGGGGAAAGTTTAACAGCTAATGGTAATTGGCATACTTATTTAAAGGCTTGGCTATCATTAAGTGCAGTATATAATCATGCTGTAGCTGGTGTATCTATGACTTATACAGCAAGCAACCCTTGGAGAACTAGAGTTGAAAATTATGAAACAGATGCGGATGCTATAATTCTTTTAGGCGACCATAATTCTATAATTAGTGGGGTAATTGATGACACAACGGATGACACTTGGTTTGGACAATGGAATCAATATTTACAAGCTATTATTGCAAAATTCCCTACAAAACCTATAATATTAGCATCACATTGGAAAACTGATGCACAACATGGGGATAATGCAAAAAATAAAGCAATAGCATTTAAAAATTTATCTGATAAATATGGTTTACATTATGTTGATTTTTTTAATGATTTTATTTTTAGATATGATAATACAGAAAGTGTAACTAAATTCGGATTAAATGGTACTGATAAAGTCCATT